TGGGGTAGCCCATCAGCCGAGCAACATCGCTTTGCGACAGGTCCATCACCTTGCGCCGCCGCTTAATGAACGCGCCCACCTCAGCGATCCGCGCTTTCCGAGCCTCGCGGGCCGGCGCTTGCGCCTCTCGACGCGCCCGAAGCTGTGCGTTCAGATTGGCGGCATTGGCCCGCTGCACGGCGAGCCAGTCCGCATGCGACAGGCGCACAGGCTTTGCGGCCGCTTTGCGCTTGCCCTGCGGCACGGGCGGCAGTTTCGGCATTAGCACCACCTTCGGCACCTCGACGGGCGCCGGCCATTGCAGACGGTCAACGTCCACCAGATGACGCACGGTGCGCGGGGTGCCACGCGGCTTGGGCGGGCGGATCTCGCCGAGAAGTTCGGATGCAGTGATCATTCACCGCCCCTCCGCTTAATCTCGCGCTCGATGTGCCACACCGCTTTGCGCAAGTCCTGAATCGGTTCTCCCTTGTGGTCATGTCGCCAGAGATAGCCCATCGCCGCCGCGATGTTGTGCGGGAATACCTCGATGATCCGAATGCACTCGACGCCTGCGGGGTGCCACGTGTAGTGGTCTGGCGAGTTCACGGGGTCCGAGCGTTTACGTTCCGTTTCTCTTCGGCGCATGTTTTCCAAAATTTCAATTAGTTCTGACGCCTCACTCATCCCGCCACCCCCGGCACATTCAGCGCCACGTGCTGCCTGTACAGCGCGATGATCTCGTTCTTCGTCTCGGCCGTCGGCGTGCGGTCGGCCCTGATCCACTTCTCGACCGTTCGCGGGACGACGTGCAGCCGGTGCGCAAGCTCGCGCAGTCCGATCTTGTCCACCAGCCGTTGCAGCAGCAGGTAGCTCGGCACGTGCGCCACTTGCAGCGCGTTCGCAGTCGGGTGCATGACCTCGCCGATCATCGTGTGGATTGGCTGGGACACGGATGACGCCAACGTGATGAACGTGATGCCGGCGTTCGGGTTGTGGTCCAGGCGGGCGGTTCTCATTCGACCCGCCAGACGCGCACTCCGCGAATGCCGTCCTTTTCCGCCGTCTTTCCCTTGTACCTGCGCGGCGCATACGCTTTGTTAGCGTGGCTAATGTTCGAATAAATGTTTTTTGCATCCGCATTCGATACAAAAAACGATTGATCTACTCGCATCTGCTTCCAAGGGTACTTGGCGCACCCTGTATGCCTGGCATGCGCCGGCAGCACGATCCCATCTTCAAGCTCGTAATTCATCGCGCCCCTCCCTGCCGCACGTACTGCACTACGCGGGACGGGTATTTGCCGCCATGCCATGCTTGGGCTTGGCGCACCTCCACCCGCGTTCCTCGATATTCAACCGGCAACCATCGGGGTGCTGTTCGCGTCCCCGCGTTGATCTCCACCACCCAAATCCGTCCGCTTACCACGGCTTCACCTTTGCCCCTTCGGCCGCAATCTTCTCGACATCCGCTAGCGATTTCTTCAGCGACGCAATCCGGCGAATCGCCATCTCCCGCACGCGCGCATCGGCCGCCTCCTTGGTCTGATGCCATTCGTTTCTGTGGAAATACGCAAACCACGGGCCGACCGATGATTGAACCGCAATCATTTCGCGTTCCAATACATCTGCCTTTGCCACGAGAACCCCTTTTGTCAGGGCGTATTTCGTGATCCATACATCAACCAGTTTTCCGCTCATCTCGTCGCCCTCGCTATCCCTGCGTCTCCGACATACAGCACCGCCCCGTCCAGCAACTCGCGGGGCAAGTCCCCAAGCGCCGGCACTCCCGGCCCGTCGCGCTCGCATTCGTAAATCGCCGTTGCCTCGCCTGTAACCACTCTAAACCGGATGGGGCCGTTGTCAACGTGAGCAGGCACTACCCTTTTGAGATTTCTAGGTGTTGTGTGATTTATTTCCACGCGCCGCGCCTTTGCGAGCTTTCCTGTCTCGCAGGGTCAGCAAATCAGCCATTAGCTTTTCGTTGCGCGCGATGCACTCAGCAGCAAAGCGGTGTCGCGTCCAGCGCATCGGCGCGTCGTTGTCGATGATTTGGCACAGCGCCCAAGCAATGCGGTCTTCAGTACTTGCGGTTTCTTCGTTGTACGGCTCGTACATTAAGTTTTCCTCAGCGCCTGTTGCGTTTTCTTGACTCGCTACCGCTTGCCACTGGTCGCCCACTTGGCTGCGCGCCGCTGGTCGATATCCCCGGCCCTCAGCGCCTCCAGGTACGCGCCACGGTCTTCCGCCGCGCGCCACGCCTTGACGTACTCAGCCGTCCTCGCCAGTGCAGCCTTGCGCTGCCTGCGGTAGTAGGCGCGTCGAAAGCGGCGCATCTTCTCGGGGTTTTCCTCTGCCCACTCGGCCGAGGCCATGTTCTTTTCGAACTTCTTGTCGGCATCGGCTGTGGCATACCCAGCGCGTCGCTTTGCGTTGATCGCTTCCTTGTTCGCGGCATAGCGTTCGCGCTTCTTGCGGTATAGCTCCTCGCGGTTCTTCTCGATGTACGCCCGGTCATACGCACGCCGTCTCGGCTCACGCACCTTCCCGTCCGGTAGCGTGACCGCTCGGCCCATGAGCATATCGCCTAGGGTCGTCATGCCGCAGCCCTCCGGGACGCCTTGAGGCTTTCAAGGTCGAGACCAAGCGCATCCACTGCCGACCGTACCGCGATGTCCGGCATGGGCTCACCATCCGCCCAACGGTCGAGAATCGCTCGAGCCCACTCGCGGCTTCGACCGGCCGGAGCGTTGCCAATCTCTGCCACCTTGCCCTTGAGCCATGCGCGGGCCTTGGTCGCGTAGTCGCGATCGGCAGGCACCATCGGCAGGCCATAACCCGTCAAACCGCGCTCAGGCGCTACCGGCCGCACTGTGCGCCCTTGTCGCTGCGCGTTGTGGGTTCGGCAGTACCAAGGCCCGTCGCCCGTCGTCGCATCGCTGATCGTGCCGCGCTCGTTGCAGCGGATGCCGTAGTCGTCCCACGGGCACTGTCGGTCGATGCCGTCCCCTTGCTGCGAGTCGGCGGACGAGTAGGCGCGAAACTTTGCCCCGCAGCCCTTGCACTCGTGGGCGGTTGCAGCGTTCGTCACGCCGCAGGAGCTACAGAGTCGGTTACGCATTGGCAAGTGCCTCCGCTAGGTACTGCTCAAAGTTGGACGGACGAAAGAGGGTCGATGGCCGGAGGAACTGCTCCATCTCGGGGTCGTCTAGCCACTGCTGCCCCTTGTGGACCAGCATCCGCTTGATGTCCTCCACGGGCGTGTTTTTCAGCCTGGATTTGATGAGGTTCACGGTCGGCGGTACCTCGCGGTATTGCCGTCCGGTCATGTTGCGAAGAAAGGTCAGGACTTCTCGAACTTGGGCCATCTGGTCAGGTTTACCTGACAAGGGGGTTTTATCGGTTTCGGTTTCGGTTTCGGTTCGGTTACGGTTACGGGTAGAAGTGTGCGCGGGTTGCATACATGTGTGCGCGGCTTGCATACATATGTATACGTTCGTGCGTTTTCCGCAGGAATCGGCGGGTACTTGCTTTCCTTTGCGCGCGGGGTGTTGTCCCACTTTCGCACCTGCAAATAGGGCTTGCCGTCCACCGAATACACGTCCACCAGCCCAGCAGAGGCAAGCTCTGCAAGCCATTTCTCGCACTTCGCCTGCGTCGCAGCATCCTTGATCGGAAAGCATGCGGCTTTGACCATCGACGGACGGGCGTCGGCCCTTCCGAAGTCGTCCACGGTCACCAGCAGGCGATAGAACAGCACCTCCGCCTCTGCTGACAGCCCGTCGATTAGCTCGCTGTCCCTGATGCCGGGTTTTAGGTATCTGGTCGGCATTATTCGTTTGGCTCGCTGAAGTTATCAGCAGAACCTTCCGTGTTTTGCTGCGCCAATTCGAGAAGCCGATCCGCTAAAAGCAAGATCGCATGACAGGGAATAGCGACCATGCCTTCTCCCTCGACGGAAATAGTTACGGTCCCGGCCCTGTTGAAGTAGGCGCGAATCTCTGATTGATGTGGCAGAACAACGGCGTCATCCGAAAAAAGCGATTCCTCAAACTGTATGGTAGTGCTCATGTGCATCTCCGAAATGCCCGGCAAAGGACACAACGGCAGGGCGGGCCGGAAAGCCGCCTCTTCGGGAGCTACCCTAGCCGTGTGCTTTCTGCTCACTCTGACTGCCTCCACATGATCTCGACGCGGTGCGCCTCCGCTTCCCTGCGCGCCTGCTCCTCACGGCTCCACGCATCCCCCATCCGCTGCCGCTGGCAGTCGTGCCACAGCTCATGCACGAGGACAGCGGGGTCCGTGGACCGCGTGTAGACCGTGCCGTGTTCGTAGTACGCGACGCGGTGCAGGTCAGGGGTCTGCACGATGACGGCCGAGGGGCGGCAGTCTAGGGCGGCGAGGAAGGCTAGGACGTCAGACATTACGCAACAACTGAAAGCGCAGTCGGAAATGGAACGACGGAATCATCCGTGCTGTGGAAAAGGTCAAGTTCTCCCTTGTTTGCTTGCGCGAGGTTCCGTGCGGCTTGTTCAAAATACGACTTCTTCAGTTCCACCCCGATAAACTTCCGCCCTTCCTCGATCGACACGAATCCTTCGCTGCCAATGCCTGCGAACGGCGAAAGCACCACGTCCCCGCGATTGGTCCAAAGGTCAACGCATCTGCGGATCACCTCAAGTTGCAACGGGCAGATATGGCGCTCGTCGTCATGCTCGCGGGCCGATCGAAACTGCAACGTGTCCGACGGGTCGATATCGGTCCAGACAGGCGAAGCAATGCGCTGCCATTTGGAAACGGGGAACTGCTCGGGGTCATGCTTCACGCGCGGCACAGCGTCACCAGGTGCGCGCATGGTGATGACGTAGTCAGGAATTCCCTGACGCGACAGGCTCGCGTTTTCGCGGATCGACTTGTGCAGAAGCCCGATAGCCTTTGTGCGCTGCATCGCAGTCACCGGGTCTTTCCAGATGACAACCTCCGAGTGATGAATGAATCCGTGTTCCTGAAAAGCGCGGATCAACTCTCCGCGGAAGTCACGCAGCCCGATATATCCGTCGTGCTCTTTGCTGGTCGGCATCAGCATGCAATGAAACGAAACCTCACGGCCCGGGCGCATCACGCGACGCAGTTCAGCGACCAAGTACCCAAAATGCACGAAGAACTCATCCGTCCCTTTGCAGTTGCCCATGTCGCGCGGCGAATTGCTGTAGGTGTACAAGCTCGCAAACGGCGGCGAAAAGATGCTGTAGTCGATCGACTGCGGCGGAAGACCGCGCAGCACTTCGACACAGTCGCCGTGATACAGCGCGAAATTCTGCCCGATTACTTGGTCAATACAGTTCATGCCACCTCCCGAAGGAATGCCGGCACCACTACGGGCCGGTCTGCGTTGTAAGGGTTCGTCTGCCTGACGATTCCGCAGACGTTCTTCTGCACAGCGGCGCGCGTCTCTGACGACAGCATGTCAGCCATAGCGAGCGCGTCCGTTTCTTTGCGCTTGAGGTTTGCCACGACGGCGCCCTCGCGATCCGACGCGAAGACATGCACGTCAACCGATCGCGTCTGTCCAAAACGCCAGCAGCGGCGCACGGACTGGTAATAGGATTCGAAAGAGTCAGTCACGCCGACGAAAGCCATGCGTGCGCAGTGCTGCCAGTTGAGTCCGAAACCGGCGATGCTCGGTTTTGTAATCAGCACGCGAATCCGTCCCGCTGCAAAGTCGTGCAGCCGGCGCTCTTTCGTATCGAGGTCATCCGATCCGCGCACTTCGACGGCTCCGGGGATCGCAGCGCGCAGGGCGTCGCCTTCCGCGTTCAGATCGCACCAGACGACCCACGGCTCGGAATCAGCGTTGACGATGCGTGCGCAGGCTTCGACGCGCTGTGCAATCGTCTGACGGCGTGCCGTGCGACGTTCCATCAGCGATTGCGCCTCGTCCACGAACAACGCGCCTGGCATCACGAAGTCCGTCGTGATGATGTGTTCTTGGGCATTCAGCGGCGGCAGCACGTAGCGCGATGCGTCGTGCCCGAGATCCGCAGGACTGCGCACCAATGCACCCCACGAGGCGACCCACTGCCAGAAGATGTGCCGCGCATGCCCCTTGAGGCGCCACGTCTGCGTGTCTCCGCCGTCGTGAACGAAGAATTCGGCGAGCATTTCCGATCGCGAGCAGACGCCGAGAAACTCCGCGTGCGTGCCCAGTTCGGTCCAGTCGTTCGGAGCCGGCGTCGCCGTCGCGCACAGCTTGAACGGCGTATCTGCGAACACGTCGAGCAGTTGTTTTAGCGTCTTCGTGTCGTGATGCTTGATGCAGCTCGATTCGTCCAGCATCACGCCCGTGAACCGCGACGCATCGAACAGGTGCAGCCGTTCATAGTTCGTGACGTTGATGCCCGGCCGCACGTCGTCTCCGGTGCGGCAGTGGGTGACATTGATGCCCACTTCGATACCTTCCGCGACCATCTGCGGCGCAACCGCACACGGGGTCAGAATCAGCACGTCGCCCGGCACTTGATCGGCCCACGCGAGCCCGATGCGGGTCTTGCCCAGACCGGTATCAGCAAAGACGGCCGAACGGCCGCGGCGAAGCGCCCACGTCACAAGGTCGCGCTGATGCGGAAACATCGCTTCAGGCAATGTGCCGACGGATTCCAACCCTGTCATAGGCGATGATGACAATTTCGACTGCACGAACTCGGAATAGCTCATTTGCTTGTCATCCGATGGGGGAATAAAAACCCCGGCCGGAGTACACACGGCGCGGGAAACCCCGGCTTGCGCCGGAGGGGAGGGAGAGGATCACGCGGGAATCTTCCTGCGCTTCTTTCGGCACCAGTCCTGCACTTCCAGGACGCGTCGCACAGGCATCTTGCCGGCTAGTCTCCACTGCGAGACAGCCGCACGTGTCACGCCGAGGGCCTTGCGCAGTTCTTCGGTGTCGCGGAAAACAGTCGGAATGAGGTCATCAACTTTCATGGCCCGAGAATGCGTGACGGGGCCGTCCGTGTCAAGTGTTCTGAGCGTTCCTGAAAATAATTTGGAAAGAACGCTTGACGGCGTGATTGTGTGCGCCTATCTTTCGTCCATGCCGCAACGAAGCGGCGACGGGAGGAAGAGATGGGCAACTTCGCAAAAGACCTGTTGGAAATGATGGCGGCTTGGGACAAGATCCAGGCAGCCACTGCGGTGCAGTTCCCCAACGCCAGCGACGAAGAGCAGCACCAAATCTCTAGCGCGGCTTTCCGGAAGGCGCTTGGATTCGCAGAGCAGGTGATGGCATGAACGCCCCCGTCTACAGCACCGACGAACTCAACCAGTACGCCCTCCGTGAGATTTTCTCGCGGATTAACATGGAGCGCACGCACCGGCTTCTCGGCGTCAAGTCCGAAGCGCTTGATGCGCCGGATAACATGCCGGCCGGTTGCGTTGCAAGCTGCGAGTCGCCTGCCACTGGCGCGTTCCTGTACATCCCCAACGT